TTACATTAAAATAATTTCACTACTTGTTCCTATATTCATTCTTGTGAATGAAAATCGATTTTGATGCAATTTGCCATACTGATCTGTATGTCTTGCTACACCAATTGCTCCAACATATCCATAATATTCAAGCATTCCATGTAGCCCAGAATAATCTCCTCCTGATTTGTTATACACCATCACTTCTTGACATATTCCATATTTACTCATTACAAACCTGTTTTCAGCAAGTTCTATCATAAATGTAGGAGCTGTTTTATTGAATGGTGGACAATTATGCCATCTAGTATGATTAGCCACTCCATGACCTGACAACTGTACATCTAGAACTATTTGTGGAGAAGTTGTACTATTTGGTTCTAGTAACGCTTCTATAATTTGGGCAAAGTTTATTTTTGCACCTTTCCTTTCGAAGGATGCTCGAATCTTCTGATTATCCTGCCACCACTTGTGTATCTGGTCATCATCAGTAACTAATATTATACTTTTCTTAGGAATAGAGCCATTTCCTGACTGCCAATCTACCCATTGACGAAAGTTAATAAATGAATATCCTTTACTTTTTGCATCTTCTAAAACTCGATAAAGCTTGGTAGTTGAAATACCTAAATTGCCTAATGTATGCGTACTACCTTCATATGTATCGTAAATGTTATGCGCCATAATTCCAAAGCAAATTGGAGTTCTTGATGAAGCAATTGAAGTAAAATGGTTGTAATGAGTATAAACCTCTGCATCACCATAATCACCATAGTTAATTTCTAAATCATACAGTTGCAGATCAGACTGTGAATTTCCCAGAGTAATTAATCCCTCTTTTGGAAAACTTGAATATTCCAAACCATTTACAAACACATCGATTGACTTATCATTTAAGATAAGATCAAAGATGTGTTCTGATTTATCTACATTACTATGAATGAAGAAAGGATAGCAATCATAAGCCATTTCGGTTGTATTTCCCTCTCCAAGATTATCAGGATTTATACATTGTTTGAGATAACTAATCAAATAAATTTTACCACACTGAAGAACAGTACTTGTATCCTCTAGCGTATTTAGATTTATGTGATCAATATAAAAATCAACAAGCGATGAAATAGGATTCTTAGGATGTGCATCTAATGGGGTTGGAGGAACTAGCTCCTCATAAAAATCTTTTAAGTTTTTCCATTTTCCATTAGAGTCTTGCAAAGAAGTTGAAAAGATTATTCCTTCACTATCTCTACCTATAGTCAATTCATTATTTTCAATCGATATGTACAAGTCTTGATAAAACTCTTGTAAAGAATTACTTCTATTTCTTTGCTCTATTTCAGTATAGTAATTCAACATTGAATTAGTATTTGATACTTCAGTAATATTGCTAATCTTTTCGATTATAGGTTTTCCCCTAAACCATATCATAATCATTTGATCACCTTTTATTCCGTCCATCATAGTGAACTTAGATGCTCTATTATTGTAGTTCTCATATCTTCTAATAGTTTCACCACTTTTAAAACCTGATTGCAATGCAGCTTGAGGCAACATTATGTCGTAAGTATCAGCTAAATATAATTTCTCTATTGCCTGAATCGGTTTTGAATGTACAACCTCTAAAATTGAGTTTGTTGGCGTTGATATGAATGACTGTAATTTTTCTGTACTATTAATATCTCGAATAAACTTACCTTTTACAGAAATTCGACCTTTAAAATCAGTCTTGATATGATATTCTGCTGTAGGTTTTCCATAATCAGTTATTTTTTCAATATCAAAAATAGATTCTTGATTTTTAAGATTATTTGAAACTTTTCCGATCTGTTGTATGGATGGGGTGTTTTCTGAAGTATTTTGAGGAAAATAGATTCCATTATGTGTTACTGATTGCACTATTTTATTTTCCTTATCAACAACTAAATAAGCAAATTCAGGATGTTCAAAAATATTAAAAGATTGAGCTACAGATTTATCTATTAAAGTTTTATCCTCTTCTTTATCAACTTTATCATTAATTGAAGAATAAATGAGTTCAAGATTGGTTTCTTTATCAGGAAATAGACTACCATCTTTTCTAACACCAAATAAAAGCTTTTGATTTTGATCAATTACAGCATAATCAAACTCTTCATTTTCTTTAAAATTTTGAATATTATTATATACCTCACCACCTGACACAAAACCTGTATCTCCTTTTTCTATTTTTCCACTTGTTGTTATTGGAACTACAGCTACTTCCCACTTATTTCCATCATAAGTCACAAAGTTCACACCTTGGCCAAGATCAACCACAACATTATCCGCATTAATGAAAATACCTGATTCCGTCGGAATGTAAAACCCTGAATCAACTCTTTTTTCATTAATTGATAAAGTCCCTTGAAAACCTCCATTGGAAACATTAATTACAGGTACCATTTCATTGATCTTACCGACTATTGCGTTCACTTCATCTGCCAATATGAATTCAGTCGTAGGTATATTTTCTTTGATAATCTGTGCTAACTTAGCATCGTTATCAATTTTTTTATTTATTTTTAATGGTTGCAGCATTTTTTAATTTTGTACTATTATATAATCAATGTTAAATTTCAATTCCACAGCCTCTTGTCTTACAGCGACTATAGCTATTTTAAAACCTTTATTCGTTCTATCCATAATATTCATTTTAAAGCTATCTGGTAACAAAACATCCATTGTATCAATACTTAAATTACATGATATTGCATAATCATCATTTGGTAATTCTTGTGGAAATACAATTTCTAGCTTTAACCACTCTCCAAACATTCCTCCAGGCATAGACAAATTTCTTTTTGTTTCTGAAAAAAGAATTCGTTTCTTAAACATCTTATCTACTTTCTTTTGAAGTGTTAATAAATCATCTACTCTAACAAAACTATCCCAATTGATATTCACACTACCTTGAGCTGAGTTAGTCACATAACTAAACCCACGCACTGGTAGCATCTGTTTAGCACTTCCATCACCTGTATCGTATACATCATCCACTTTATCAGTGATAATTGTCACGCCACCAGTTTTCAACCCACCTTTAAACTGAAATATTCTCCCATCAATACAAACGATTCCATCAGAAATATAGGTAATTCCGTTTTGTAAGTAATCATTACACCCCTGTAAGATTGTATTCGATCCACACACAGCTGCTATACTTGTTAATGCCTGTTGTGAAGCATCATTTAAGGTTTGTACACTCTCTATCTGTAAAGGATAGCCATCCTTTTCTATAATTAAATGTTTATCTTGACTCATATCTTATTTCGTAATTTTTTGAATACAACTTGTAGTATTCGATTAAGTTTTTCATTGTGATTAATTGCGTTTTATCCAGTATTACATCCTCAGATATAAACACTAAGAAGTCATAATTTCTTATCCACTTCTCACTGAATAAATATATTTCACCTAAATAAATAGGCTTTTGTCTTTGTTGAACATACAGTAATCGCCTATCATCTATACTGTTATTCTGAACCTTGATTCGTTTTAAGAACGGATCAAATTCATCGTTTAACATCTTTTGCAGATATACTACTTGACTATTGTAACTAACTCTTTTAAGTCTATCTTTTCTAAAGTTTAAGAATAGAGAATGAATTGATTTAATAGGATTAATACAACTCCAAAACAACCATATCAACAAGGGTTGTCTCAGAGTAATGGGCAAGAACAACTTAACTAACTTATCCCAATCTATCCTGTATACATTATTGTTCATATGCTCGGTAGTTAAATGTTGAAGTTATTTTGTCTAGAATCAAATAACCTGAATCAGGTCTACGTATTTCATCAACCACACCTGCGTTATCTACACTGGTAGTTTCATAACTATAAGAAGCATATTTAGTCCAAGCATCCTTTATGTTTATGTACAAAACACCTTCTACACGTTTAACGACATCCTCAAGTTCGCTTTTAATAAACTCACCATTAAATTCAATTGAACGCAAATAGTTTTCTATTGCATCAGAAACAGGAGCCACTTTAGTACCATCAAGACGTTTACCTTCAGTATCCAAAACCAATGGATCATAATAGATATCCATCTTTAGTTTGAGATTATCACCTTTGTCTGAAGTAGGTTGTACGTATGTTCCTGCATCTGCTACCAAGTTCATATAAGCCGTGAATGCTTGCAGTTCCACAGGTACTAGAGGAATCATATTTACACCTTCCTTTTTAACCACTTTAATTCTTAATACTCCACGTCCACCAACAACTATCTTTTGTGCGGCTGCATTTGCAATTATCTTAGACCGTTCTATTTGATCTTCTGTCATTTCTTCAGTATCATACACATCACTCTCATTAAGCGAATAACCATACATAAAGGCTAATGCTTTTTCACGGTACCACTTTTGTGTATGTACCCTTGATTTAGCAATTTGATCATCAATATCCTTTTTAAACAAATCAAACAGTCCCTCCAAAATCCATATCCCAAACGAAATAAAATCAAACAATAAGTTCTCAAGACTAACCTTGGAAAACTGTTGCTCAAACGTTTTGTTTTTATCTAATTTATATTTAGACACGATTTCTTCATTATCTAAAAACTCTTCAGTCATTTGACCTTTTATTTCTTCTCTACTTCTCATATCTAAAACATTGGTAATATATGTGGTAATCTATAATTAAATACATTTTTATACGATATCAATCCTGTAGCTGGTATATAAATATTCAATACACCACCTATTGATTTATTAATATTTCCTGTAACTTTATAAATACTCCCAATTGTTTTTTCATCCGTTATAGAAGTATCATTTGCTTGTGCCATGACCAAAGTATTATTGATCGTTCCCGTACTCTCTAATACAAGATCTAAAAAGCATTGTTCATTTTTAATTTTTATAGTTTGCATCAATGACAAAGGGTTTATTAGGGAATAAGTCCAAACGATAAACAACCAACTCATCTAGGGCAAACTGTTCGCGAATGCGATGTCTCCACGCGAGGTAATCGTGATCCAAGAGCATATTGCTCAAACCAACGCCCAGGGTTGGATTCATTTTCCACTCGCCTGGATGCGTAATCAAAAGCAAGGATTTATTTTGCTCCACAATATCATTCACGACGATTCCTTGTGTAATGAGGCCTTGTTGATCTCGTTGCACCTCAACGTGCAAGTCCATGAAAGCAGGATGCTCTTTATCTCCTTGAATCTGTATTCCAATATTTTTACTCATTTTATAGTTCCTTGTATAGTTCCTGTTACTGCACCACCCGAATTTGCCAATCCGCCTAAATACTCAATTTCTCCTTCTTTGACATATGTATCAATCACCGTCGCCAAGCGGTTCGCAAATTCGTCAAAAGAGTTTTCTTCTCTTTGCATCATATCTTCAAGCAATTGCTTGATTCCCGTTTCTAGTTTACTCTTATCTAAAGCCATACTTTATCCGTTTACATTAGTTAAACAATGTTTTTAAATCGCGTTCTAGCTGTTGGATTTTTTGTTGCGTTGGTGGTAGAGGCGTTCCGGAAGGGCCGGTTCCCGTGCTAACAGTCAGCGTTTTGATCGCCTCACATAGATTGGCCAACGTTTGTCCGAGATCCACGCCATCCACCACTATACTCACCTTATCTTCTAAGGTAATTTGCATTGCCTCATTTACAAGTTCAATTTTATCTACCTCATTGATTTGCACAACAAATAAATTGTTCAGGTCCCCACTTTGAGAGAAAACGATTACATCACTGCCAATTCGAGGCGTAAGCAATAATTTTTGTTCCTCTCCTGTTTGAGTTGCCTTGAGCCTGACGCCATTCAATTCCAATCCACTAGCGAGTTGAATGGAGCAGGTCTCTCCTTTTATTTGCGTAACTTTTGCAGTAAATGGGAGGTTCCACATATCTCCAACAATCTGTTGGATGAATTGTCTTACATTTTTTGCACTCATCTATCCTAATTTTATTCCAGGTTCAATCGTTCTCACTCCCCCTGCATCACTAAAGCTAGTTTTTACACTTGCAACATAGTAGGATCCCCTTCGTTCTGGATATTCTTGATCAATAATTTCTACAGTAAACCCAGGAGATACAAAAGGTACCAACCAACTTGTCAAGGATCCATTTAAACGATCTGCTTTCTTTTTTTCGTAAATGGACATGGCTAATTTTTGAATATCCTTCCCTTTTGCATTTCCAATTTTTAACGAAAACTGCTCTCCTCCATGCTCTCCTACTTTGATTTGTTTCGCTTTTCCATTAGCCTCCGTAATTTCCACAATAACCTCTACTTTTCTATCTTCTCCTAGTACGTATTCCAAAGTAGAAGATTCTATATTTTTATGTGCAGAATATTTTACCTTTCCCAATTTATCGGTGTAAAGCAAGTGAACATATAGAATTTTCTCCTTTGTATTAAACCAAACATTAGCAGTGAGATTATCTTGAATCTCCTTCAAAATATCGTATCCTGTCTTATTGTTTAGGGTATAGGTTTCATAAGTAAATTCGTAATCACAATCTATTGTATAGGTAGGATCTATCTGTTTACTGATATGAATAAGTAGATCTTTCAACGTAATTTCCTGGAGTTGTTCATTTTTCAAACTCTTTCTAAACAAGAATAAGGCATCTTCACATTCAATTACAATGGAACTATTGTTATACACAATCTTAGTTACATAGCCCCTAAACTCTTCTTCCAACTGATTATCATACCCCAAGCATACCGTTACTTCCGTTCCGCGTTTAATATCCTCATGGACAAACAAGGGATTGTTATAGCGAAAAAGAGGTAAGGTAATGGTACAAGTAGCAGCTAATTTTTCCACAGACTTCTCAATTTCTACTGCATGCAAGAGATTGAGGTTATAGGTCTTTTCTTCCTCAGTTTTAAAACTGACTTGATAACACATGGTAACCATCTTATTATTCAAATAATTGTAGTGGTACATCAGATAAGGCTTTGATTTCATAAGCCAACACATTTTCGCCTTTTACGAAGGGAAAGCTAAAATCTTCTATAGCGATATAATGAATACCCATGATTTCAAAAATCGGGGAAGTAACGGCAATTTCCTTGCCTTGCAACAAATAATACTTTAACGATTCGAAGTCTTCCCGAGGAAAGGCTTGATCATAGGTTCCCCTTTCATTTTCCCCTAGTAAAACACCTGTAATTGAAATTTTATAATCATCTGTGCTCCAACGTTCTTTCACTGTACCATACGTACTTCCAGAGAATTGTTCGTTATACTTGAGCACCGAGCGTTTTACTATACTATTTTTTCCCTCAATACTGATTAAAGGTTCATAGGGTAATGTAAAAGCGGTTCCTCCATCTACAGACAAAGTCAATGGAAAAAACTGTTGTTCTTTAGCAACTCGACTATTTACATTATTCCAAGAGGGGTCTGAATTATGAGAGACTACCGAAATACCTAAAGCTTGTTCTAGCGCTATAAAAGGAGGTGCTTGTTTAATAATTTCCCCTCCCATTAACGAGCTCAATATCATATCATTCATCTTAATTTCCTGCATTTACAGCGGATCCCAATAGACGAAGTAAAGCATCGGTTACTTCTCCTTCCATGTCTTCTACTGATTCTTGGAATCCAGCTTTGTTAATATTGACAACACCTATTAAATCATTTAAACTAATAGTAATATAGTTGTGTTTTGTTCCTCCATTTGCAGTGGTTGCTGCTGCGTTTGAATTGTTTTGAGCTCCTTGACTGGTGTTAATCGACGTATCTATTTGCTGCGTACCAGGTGTTCCTTTAGTATCGGCAATACCTGAAGTCTCTTTTCCATCACCAAAACCAATACTTGCTTTAAACTCATTAGTAAAATCCCCAAAATCCTTATCATTGAAGCTCAAAGATCCGTAGGCTTTTACCCCTGATTCCGCATAAGCTGCAAAATCAGCTTTCATCTCGTTTTCGGTATCTGTGATTTCCTTTTGACGCTTTGCCATTCCATGTATGATCTCTCCCATCTCTTGTTTAGCCTTTTTATTTCCCATCAAAGCCAAATTGTTCCAAAAAGCTAGACGAATTAAATCAAGACCATTCAAAACAGCATTAGAAAAACCAAGCCATCCCAATTTTAAACCATTGAGCATTCCATTCCATAGGTGCTTTACTCCGCTTACGGTATGTTCCCAAGCTTCTCCCCAACCATCGATTTTATAAATCAAAAAACCAATTAAAGCGAGTAATGCAATAACACCAGCAATAATCCAGGTTATAGGATTTGCCAACATCGCAGCATTTAATTTCCACCAAGCCAAGCTAGATAAATTTGTTACCGTAGTTAAGGCTGCTTGACCAATAGCTGCCAAAAACATTCCCGTTTTCATAATCGCAAGAGCTAAAATAACCGCACCTACTGCTATTGCAAAACCATAGATCCAAGGGTTCCCTTCTTCTAATTTTGTTACCAGCCATTCCAAACCATTAGCTACAGCATCAAATGCAGCTCCTCCAAATTCCACTAACTTTTCTACAACAGGACCAATAACGCTATAGAGTTGAAGTAAGCCTCCGTTTATTTTACGCATAAAATCCTCCCATTTCCCTCCTAATGTATCGGCTTGTTTCTCAAGCATATTGTGGAATTGTCCTCCTTCTCCTGTTGCGTCAAAAAACGCTTGCTTCAACCTATCAGTAGAAATCAATCCTTGATCCATTTCTGCTTTTAGCTCTTCCATAGATTTTCCGGTAGATTGAGACATTTGAAATAGCGGATTAAATCCCGCATTTGTCAATTGATTTAACGTCCCTCCAAGCAGTTTTCCGTCGTTGTTTACCTGGGCATAAGCCGCAGCTAAACGTCCCAAAGATTCACCATCTCCGCCTGAAATATCTCCCATCGAACTCAACAACGGGGTTACATCCTTTTGATCTACGCCTTGTCTCAACATCCCATCAGCTGCACCAGACAAAGCACCTTGATCCATTTTAATTCCACTGAGATCTTGCATCAGTTTTTTAGCTGCCTTCTCAGAGTGAAGTAAAACTTCAAAACTGACTGTATTGGAATCATTTTTCATACCCGTACTGAGTACTTTTTGCAGCAATAGCATAGGGTTATTGAACATCTTCCCAATAGATGATGCATCGAATGTGTTTTTTAACCAAGTACCTAACTTACTTTTCGAAGCCGTACTCTCTACATTATTCATCTGTTCCTGAAAAACATTCAGTTCAATATTGTATAAGTTAAGCATCCTAATATCTGCTTGATTGATGAACCCCTGTTGATTCGTGGTAGCTGATTGTCGGGAGGTATTCCTGCTTGAATCTGAATGCGATACTGAAAGATTATCTTCCAATCCTTGCATTCTATTTGCAGCGCCAAAAGTTCCCTCTCCCAATCGTTGCATCCCACTAAATGTATTCTCTCTTACTCCTTCTATATATTCTGATAAATTAGCCATGTCCTACTTTTGATTCTTCTTTTCTTATCCATTCCAACTCTCTAAATCGATGCGCCCATTCCCATAATTCCATATCGTAAGGTTCTAGTTTCAAATAATATCGAATAGCTCCATGTATCTTCCGAATACTACTGATCCATTGATCTAACGCCTTGTAATATTCTTCTTGGGTTAGTTGTTTTCCTTTTCCAGAAGAAGAAGTAGGAGAAGTCATTTGGCGCTCAAATAGTGCTTCTCCTAAAGCTTTTCCACCTCAACGCGCTCAATTTCGACAACCATCATCATCTGAGAAGCAAAAGCATTGACTTTATACTCATCTTCTCGGATATCTTCATTAAGTGCTAACAAACAAGTATCAAAGAGATGTTTGTTATAAGAAATGAATTTATTTTGTGCCAACATCGTCTGACCGTATTCGATTTCCTTCATCGTGGGTCTGCGAACAATAGCATACACACCACTGTCTGATTTTAATTTATGTACAACCTTATGTTGCTGTTTAAACATTTCCACTTGCTCTGGAGTTACTTCTCCAATAAAAACTTTACTCATTTTTTTTATTTTTTAAAGAAAAGCCTCCTCTTTACGGAGGCTTTTTCAATTGATTTTTATTCTATTTTATACTCCACTTACTACGCGCATGGCTAAAAATGGCAATGTAATTTCAGCGCGTTTATCGCCTTGTTTCCACTCTCTTACATCTTCTGTAAATCGAATACCGATAATTCGATCCGTACGCATTGCTTCACCTTCAGATGGATTACCATAATTGACGATTGCATCCAAATTCAAGGATAATAAGCTTTGATTTACGCCTGCTTTCTGTAAAGCAATTACCTCGCTTTGCAGTAAAGTAATCTCCCCATCGACAGCGATATTTCCACTTTGAATGGAATGCGCATAGCGTCCTTTACCATAGCTAGCTTCGCGTTCTACTTTTTCTCCATACTTAATTCCTGTAATCCCTACTACTTCACGATTACCCAATACGAGTGAAATATCACCCCATTCATACTCACGGCCTCCTACAACTACCATATTACTTTTGATTTACGGGTACAAAACCCAATTCTACATTGATAAAACGATTATACCCTACTGGGCGAACTTGTACAGTCATCTTGATTTGTCCTGTACTAACAACATTGTGACTTAAATCTACTTGGCAAACCACCCCTCTGTCATTTGGATTTGCTCCATCTACGCTCAATTCTCCAGCAGCTGTCATCGCGTTGTTAATCGTCGATTCTACTGCATTTTCAATTGTTTTAGCATAAATAGGGCTGATTGTTCCATCGGGCATTACATTGCTATTGTCTAATAAGAAATCTAGCATTGCGATATACACTAAACGAAACGCTTTGTCGATGGTTCTTCTTCTTGTGATATTGCGATAGTCATCTGTTTCACTCGTTGCCAACACATCATCAATCATAAAGTACCCTGCTTTTCCTTGGTGGAAACGGAAAGAATTATAGCCTTTGTCGTTCAACGCTTCTACATCATATTGATCCACAGCTGTATCGCCAATAAATAGCGTTAACGGTTTTAATGCTCCATCGCGCACGCGTCCCATATTTACTTGAACGCCAACAGAAGACAATCTTCCCATAACAACACCTGTGGCAGCCCCTTTACTGTCTTTCTCAGTATCTCCAAGCAACACAGCAATGCGGTTAAAGTTTTTCTCAGTTAAGTTTTCTAAGGCTACTTTATCCCCGTCAAAGGCATACCCCTCAAGTAAAACAAAGAAAGGAGCATATACGCGTTGGGTATAGTTTTCAGCTACTTGTTGTGCCAAAGACATGGCCAATGTCACCTCTTTATCCAATCCTTTTGCCACTGTAATTTCAACCGTCGCATCTGGATCATAAGCTGTAAATAATCCTCTCAACTTTCCTTGTGCTGCATTCAATAAGGTTTCTGCTAAAACAATACCTTCTTTTTCATCAAACCAATCAGATAGCTTCGTTTTCTTGTCGATTCCCATCAACCATAACTCTGCCCCATCACCAGCTTCTGCGTAGAATTCTTTAACTGTTTTGTGCAATTTACTATTGGTCGAATCTGCTAAAATCCCCAACGCTACTAAATCGCGCATTGATTTTAACTGATAAGCTTTATTTAATTCGAATGTATCCGCTACAGCAACTGCAGAAGCTAATAATCCGAAAACTCCATCGGGAGAAGAAACCACCTGTCCTAGGTTTCCATTTTGAAATTGTATATTAATCTTTGGTAACATAACTTTTATTTTTTCTCATTTCTTTCTATTCACTACAATTCAATTCGTTAGAAGTATTGTAGCACTCCTTTCTGTTTTTAACAGCCCCTGGTGACTGTTCATTCTCGTTTCTCTTTTTCAACTTTTTCTTTTTTATCCACAATGCCATTGCTTACCTTCTTGATCGGAAAATATAACCTCCGCTACCTATTGCAAGCAACAACAGAAAGATTCGACCTAACCACAGTTGAGTAGATTGCCACCAAGATAATTCGAGCGGTACAGGCACGGGAATTCTGACTTCTTTCACCGTTTTTTCTTGAATGTATTGGTCTTTCCATTCAAAAAATAGTCGTTGAGCTTCCACGTGGCAATCGACAATCAACTTATTTCCATGGATTTGGACGGCTGGTGGTTGCAACACCTTTTGTTTACTGCGCTTGATATTCGCATCTTTCACAACGATTTTATTGCCTTGTATCGCAAGTTCCGCTACATATTGACTCTGATCTGCTTCTACTCGCCATAGCGTGTCCCTTTTAACTTCTTCAACTGTTCGTGTTACTTTTTCTGTCGATGTAGGTTGGAGACTGATGGCTTTCTTGCTGCTAGAACAACTGGAAACTCCAATGGAAAGCATCGCTACACTCACCACAAACAGATTTCGTTTACTCTTTTTCATGGATTTACAATTCTTTTAAAAAGGTCGGATAAACCCTTTGTTGATTGAACTAATTTTTCTTGTCTTTTCTGCCACGATATACCCTTCTCGACTGGCCTCATCATTTGTATTTCCTTCAATTGTTCGGATTGAATCCCCGATTACCTCTACCACAATTCCTGTATGCCCCATTCCTCTTCCAAAATCCATAATAAATACATCGCCTGATTGGGGAGTAGTCACGCGAAGCTTTTCGCGTGAGTTCCATTGATCCAAAACGCCTCCTGTCTTTTTGAGGGAATTTGACACACCGTAATCTTGACAAACTTCTTGTACACACCAGTAAACGAAAGCCATACACCAAGCATATCCCTCCCCGAGGCCCACACTATTTAAATACTTTTTCACTCCCGGGCCTTTGTTATTCTTCAAGGGCCACTCTTGAACTTTTACTTGACTTTTTGCCTGTACGATTAATTGCTTGGATCCTGTCATTCTCGCTTTCCATTTAACTGTTTATACTTTCTCAATTCGGCTATCAACTCCCTATTTTGCTTTGCTAAAATCTCGAGCCTTTGCTCTAAATTTTTAATCTCTAGCCTTGCTGTATTTAGCTCGTCAATAGCTTCTCGGTGTAAATGAGAGGTATTGTATAATTCGGCTGTTGCTTCCTTCAACTTATTCCCTAAATCATCTACATATTCTCTATAATATTTCAGTGACTTCTCTACATTTTCCAATTCCGAAGCTTGCACTTCTACTTTTTTCTTTTTTCGAGTCGCCCACCAAGTGGCAAGAGAAGAAACCAAACCAACAACTGCTACAATAAATGTCTCATTCATACATGAACTGTTATTATCAGTGAGATGATTTTGGACAAACAGTGCGAGGTACACTAGATTTTCTTGTCATGAATTCGAAAACCTTCATACAGCGTTTTGATTCTTTTTTTTATTGTACTTTTACTTTGTTTAAAGTCCATGGATTAAAAGCACAACTCCGTTTTTACTTCCTAGTACTTGGTGTTTATCCAAGCATGATATCTTCTAGTTATTTCAATTGGATTACGTATTTATCTTCACGCTTATTTGGTGTATACCGCACCTATTTCCTTATCATCTCGAGAACAAAATTGCGGCATTTTGAGTAGGTATTCAATTCGTTGTTTGGCATTCAAACACAAGTGTCCGATTGTAAAACAATAGTGTTCAATCTTCCTACAATTCACTCCTATTCAAAGCCCAAAAGCAATCAAAAAAAGAAAGTATTTCTTCCAAGAAACAAAAACATAAAAAGGGACTGACTTTCTTTTACTCACTTAGAAAAAGACATAAAAAAAAGAGAAGAATTTCTTTTGCTACTACCATTAGTAACAAAAGAAATTCTTCTCTTTTCTAGGTCTTTATTTCTGTAATCAGCGAGCTGATTCTTTCTAATCCTTACAACAAATTCAATTGTTTACATTCCTCTTCTACCCGCATTAATTCTTTGTGTACTGCTGTTCCTAGAACCTCATACAATGTGGTTCGAGAAATAGGGTAAACGGGATATATATATTTACGCCATACCACACTCACGGGTATATCAGGCGTCTTATGCTCATTATACAAATCTAATATAAGTTGGTATCGACGTAGTTTATTCAATGTACGTCCTAATTGTTGTGACTTCATACAACCAAAATCATTTTCAGTATCAAACACTTTTCATTGTGTTTTTATACCCATTAAACATTTTTACTTTCCAACTGTACAACTCGACACACTCCAACATGAATCCTACAGTTTTTTTCCTTCTTTTCCTTTTAATTTTTTATTTTCTTACGCCTCAAAAAAATTAAATTGCCTATTTATTTCCTGCTCTGCTTCTTTCTCTCTTGCTTTTTATCTCCCCAGATTAACATCGAGACAAATCAATCAAAACATTTTCCTTTCACTCTTTATCTTTTGAGTGCCTGTATTTTTTCTTCAATTGCTTCATTCACCTGATAAGGGCGTAATTCTTCCTCTGATCCCATACTCAATAAGTATCCTCTTTCTTGATTGATTACTATACGTTCACCTGGTGTAAAATATCCGGTGTTAGCTGTGGCTTTTAAAACCTCATAAAGCTCCATTTCTCGCTGTAGATTTTGATTCATCTTGTCGTGTTTTTAATTGTTTTTCTAATTTCTGTTTGTCTTGTAAAATCAGTGTGTAATTAGGATGGCTACCGTTGTATTTGAGCCATTCTTCTAATTCCCTTAGTTTCTGTGTGAGTTGGCTAGCTGTCATCTTCGTTGTATTAGATGGAGTGGAACATTATTGTATTTCGCGATATAAATCGCAAATCCAATTAAAAAGCACCTATATTTTCGCATCAAAGAGGTTGTAATCGTATCATTTCTCCTAGCTATAGAACGAAATTCTTCGTTAAAATGCATTGAGGTGTTGATTTTTTCCATATATTTACTCGCTTTTAGGTTTGATCTTCTTGTACAAGACAAATATGCGACAATTTTAGTAAAAAACAAATAATTTTGCGATGAATATAGTAACAACAAAGGAAAGAATACTACAATACATTGATTACAAAGGAATTAGTATTAGTGAATTCTTGAGAAGCACCGCTATAAAACGAGGATTTCTAGATGCAGACAAATTAAATTCTGCCGTTTCTGATATTTTTGTAGCGAAAATAATCGCGACTTATAGTGATTTAAATTTAGAATGGCTGATCACAGGTGAAGGTCAAATGCTAAAAGAGAATAATGGTCAAGCAGATGACCTCATTGCGGAACCTACTGTATCTTTCCGAAAAACAGCAGATCCCATCAAAGACTTTCAGAAAATCCCTCTATTTAATTCCATGGCAACCATGGGGTTATTGCCAAAATCCAACGGGGATTTTGACGATGAGTTTATTGTAGATTACTTAAGTGTTCCCAATCTTCCAAGTGTCGATGGAGCACTCTATGCCACAGGAGATTCGATGTACCCTTTATTAAAAGCAGGTGATATTGTTGCTTTTAAGAAAGTGGATGTTGATATCAACAATATTTTCTTTGGTGAGATTTACATCTTATCCATCTATATTGACGATCATTCAACCTACAAAACGATTAAGTTTCTTCAGAAATCAGAAAAAGGAGAGGCTTATGTGCGATTAGTGAGCCAAAACCAACATCACCAGGATAAAGACATTCCTCTAAATAAAATTGCAGCAATGGCGCTTGTACGTGCCTCTATCCGAATTCACAATTAA